GTATTAATTATATTGAATTATGATGATTTTACTGGTAAACTATATGAAAATCATATTAAAGAAAAATATGGTCATAATTATAGTATAAAATATAAAGACAGAGTTAGTAAAGAGGATAGTGCTAATATACATTTTGTTGCTACTAATTATGATGTTAAAATTAAAAAAGATAGTATATTAGAATAATATGAATGATTTAAGTAAACTTTCAGACGCCGAGTTAAAGAACGAAGCTCGGCGTCTTTCATTTGATATCTCCAAGTATAATAATTATCAGACCACAAAAAAGGTTCAATTGAATTCTGCTTATGGTGCTATGGGTAATCAATATTTTAGATTCTATGATGTTCGTTTGGCAGAAGCGGTAACTTTATCTGGACAATTAGTCATTCAGTGGCTAGCTAATGATATCAATGCGTATCTTAATACCCTGTTAAAGACATCCAAGGTTGATTATATCGTTGCTAGTGACACAGATTCGCTCTATATTCGCTTAGATGGGTTGGTTAATGCTGCTTATGGTGGTAAGCTCCCAGAAGACCGTAGCAAGGTCGTAGACCTATTAGACAAGGTAGCTGAAGACAAGCTACAGAAGGTCATAGACAAGTCGTGTGAGAGTTTAAAGACTTATCTCAATGCGTTCTCACAGAAGATGGTAATGAAGCGCGAGAGCATTGCAGACAAAGGTATTTGGACAGCAAAGAAAAATTACATCTTAAATGTTTGGGATAGTGAGGGTGTTAGATATGATAAACCAAAACTAAAAGTTATGGGTATATCAGCAATCAGATCGTCCACTCCAGAGGTATGTAGAAATCATATTAAGAAAGCAATTGAAATAGTGATGACTCAGAGACAAGTAGATCTTCACAAGTACATCGCAGAATTTAAGAAAGACTTCAAAAACCTTCCACCTGAAGAGGTTGCGTTCCCTCGTGGCTTGAATACGTTTGATGAGAAAGAAACTTTCGGAAGTAAGACTACAATGTCCATCCACGCCAGAGGTGCTTTGCTTTATAATGAACTAATAAAGAAAAACAAACTAAACAAAAAATACCCTTGCATCCAAGAGGGAGATAAGGTAAAATTCATATATCTGAAACAACCGAATGTTGTTCACAGTCACGTTATAACTATGGCAGAAGAAGGTCTACCAAAAGAATTAAACTTACATAAGTATGTTGATTATGATGTACAGTTTGAAAAGAGTTTTCTTGATCCGTTGAAGATCATTCTTAATTCTATTAAATGGACGACAAAGAAGGTTTCAACTTTAGAAGATATATTTGGAGATTAATATGGCGAAAGATAATTTTTTTGGAGAGCTTGATAAGCTATTAGAAAATGAATATGCTGGTATTGCCGATGACGGTACTTCTGCTGATGTTGTTGGTTTTCTTGATACCGGCAGTTACATTCTCAATGCTCTTTATAGTGGTAGCATCTTTAGAGGTATGCCAGCGAATAAGATATCTGCATTGGCTGGCGAAGAGTCTACAGGTAAGACTTTCTTCATGCTTGCAATACTTAAAAACTTTCTTGAAGATCCGAAAGCCGTAGCAATCATATTTGAATCAGAAGGTTCAATCACAAAAGAAATAATGTCCGAACGTGGTATTGATACCAAACGTGTTTATATTGTTCCAGTTGAAACTATTCAACAGTTTAAAACTCAGGCGGTGCGAGTAGTTGAAAAGCATTTGAAGACTCCAGAAAAGGAAAAGCGGCCCTTGTTTATGGCATTAGATTCTCTCGGAATGTTATCTACAACTAAAGAGATGGCAGATTCAGAGAGTGGCAAGGAAGTAAAAGATATGACTCGTACCCAAGAAATAAGGGCCGCTTTTCGTGTTCTGACTTTGAAGCTAAGTAAAGCAAAGATTCCTCTGGTGGTAACTAATCACGTTTATCAATCTGTAGGTTCATTCTTTCCAACTAAAGAAATGGCTGGCGGTGGTGGTTTGAAGTATGCCGCCAATAATATTATTACACTTGGCAAAGCTAAAGAGAAAGATGCTGATGGAACTGTAACAGGTGCTATCATTAGATGTAAGGTTATGAAATCTCGTTTGACCCGCGAACAAATTGAAGCCAGGGTGCTTTTATCATTTGACAGAGGTTTAGATCGACATTATGGCCTATTAGAAGTAGCATTAGATCATAAAATTTTTGAAAAAGTAGTTAATAAAATTAAACTTCCTGATGGTACACTAGTGTTTGAAAAGGCAATACTTAGAAGTCCTGAAAAGTTTTTCACTGAAGATATACTAAAACAGATTGATGTTGCAGTCGGCCAAGATTTTAAGTTTGGCACTACGATTGATACAGAGGACGTTGTAGAGGAGATTCTTCTTAATGAATAAACAAGCTAAAATTAAATTGGTTAAATTATTAAATAAACTTAACGAAATGCCACAACACGAATGGCACAAGAAAGAATTGATTATGGCCGAAATGCTTACTATCATAGCAGAGGAAATTTGTGACAGTTGAAATAAAAGAAAAATATAAAATCAAATATGATCCTAATGATAAGGCTAGATGGTTTGTTCAGCTAACAGATCTAGCTGGAGTCTTTGCTGGCGTGATGTATGGTTATGGAGCATTTAGAATTAAAGAGCCAGAAAGTCCAGATGGTAATTTGATGTTTAGTTTTGAACGAGATATTCTATACGTACCAGAAGGCCTGAAAGGTAAAGAGTTATCAGATGATCAAGAAAAAGAATTTACTATATTGCTTGGCTCAATACTATATGATATACTACAAGACAACCTCAATAAAGTTTCAGAACGAGGCGATAAGCTAGTCTTGGAGTTAGAGTCTAATGATAAATGATAGAGTTGAAATATTAATCATAAAGAATTTATTCTTTAATGAACCATATACAAGAGAAGTTCTTCCTTTTATAATGCCTGAATATTTTTCTGATGAAGCTGAAAGAACGCTTGTCACAAAAATAAAAACCTTTATAACTAATTTCAATCATCTTCCTACTCGTGAAGCTATTATCATTCAGGTATCTAATGATACAAAACTATCACAACCAACAGAAGATAAAATTAGAGAGATTGTTTCTAATTTAAATAATGATGAGAAAAGTGATCCTAAATTCTTAATAGAAGAATCACAAAAGTTTTGCCAACAAAAAGCATTGGTAAATGCTGTATACAGTACAGTTGATATATTAGAAGACCCTAAGAAAGAGAAAGGTATAATTCCTAAACTACTTAGTGATGCACTTGCTGTATCCTTTGATCCGAGTGTTGGTCATAGTTATCTTGATGATGCTGATGCAAGATTTGAAACTTATCATAAAACAGAAGAGAAGTTTCCATTTGACCTATCATATTTTAATAAGATTACTAGGGGTGGTGTTCCAAGAAAGACTTTAAATGTTATTCTTGCTGGAACTGCTGTAGGTAAATCACTTGCAATGTGCCATATGGCAGGCTCATATTTAATGTCGGGCAAAGATGTTCTATACATTACACTTGAAATGGCACAAGAAAGAATAGCAGAACGTATTGATGCTAATCTATTGAACGTATCAATGCAGGATCTAGCATCATTACCTAAAGATCTTTATGATAAAAAGATTGCTGCTATTAAAAGTAAAACAGTTGGTAGATTTTTCATCAAAGAATATCCTACTGCCACAGCATCCGCAACAAACTTTAGAGCATTGTTAAATGAACTTGCATTAAAGAAATCTTTTAGACCTGATGTAATCTTTGTTGATTATCTGAACATCGCAACAAGTAGCCGACTAGGTAATAATCAAACGGTAAACTCATACACATATGTAAAGAGTATAGCAGAAGAACTTAGAGGTATGGCAGTAGAGTTTAATGTTCCAATTTGGACTGCTACACAAACTAATCGCTGTCTAACATTAGATAGTAGCATTATAACTAAAAAAGGTACATTACCTTTAGGTGATATTAAAGTGGGAGATAGTGTGTTATCTGATGTTGGTTGGAATAATGTTTTGCGTGTGTATCCAATAGAAAAACAGAAAACATATCTTATCAAAACAAAGTCAGGTAAAACTATAAAATGTTCTGCTAGACATTTATTTCCTTCTAGCGGTGGTTTATTGTCTATTGATAGTGGTCTTAAAATCGGGGATGGTCTGCAAAACAGAGATGATAAAAAAAGTAATGAAAAATGGAATGTTTTTTGAAAAAATGGATTTATATGTTTGATGAAATAGTAGAAATTGTTGAAATTGGATACGAAGACGTTGTGGATATTGAAGTGTCCGGTAATAATTTATTTTATGCCAATGACATCTTAACGCATAATTCAGGCTTTGTATCCACTGATATTGGATTAGAAAACACCTCCGAGAGTTTTGGTTTACCTGCCACTGCTGATTTTATGGTAGCATTGTGGAGCACAGAAGAGTTAGAAAAACTTGGACAAATAGTTGTAAAACAACTCAAAAACAGGTATAATGATGTAACAACATATAAAAAGTTTGTAGTTGGAATAGATCGATCTAAGATGAGATTATTTGATCTTGATGAAAGCGCACAAAAAGGTTTACAAGATTCTGGCACAGGCGATGACAAAGACGATGATGTTCCAGCATTTGATAAATCAAAATTTGGTAATGGGATGAAAGCAGAAAATAAAGTTTATGACAAGTCTAAATTCTCCGATGTTAATTTTTAGATAACTTCTTTGCCATATATTTGTTAATATTTAATTGTCTACACGCCTCTCTAATACTTACATATTCTATATTGTTTATAGTAATTGGTTTTCTATTGGGTTGTAGCATTTGATTTCCTTTACTTTTGGATGATTTTTCTTTAAAAATTGTTTTTGTTTTTTTGGTATGTTTCTTTCCATAAAAGGGATTATTAATTCCTTTTCTTTGTTTACTTAATTTATCTTTCTGTTTTTGTGTCCAGCTTCTACCACAAGTTCCATCTCCATCTTCAGTTGAATTAAATCCACATTTGAATGTGTTGTATTTTTTAATATATTCTTTTTCCTTGTTTTTTGCTTCTATTTGTGTTAAACTATCTTCTAATATGATAAAAGAAAATGAATCCCATCCATATTTGCCTATGGCATTAGATATGTGGGTATTGATGTGTTTATATGAATGTTTGTGCCAACATTTTCTGGCTGTAGGATCTTTACTCAATCCTATAT